GAGCTTGATGACCGGGCCGATGTAGTCGGCCTTGGTGATGATCTGTGCGTGGATGTAAGGCTCGTAGACCTCACTGATGTTGTTGGGTTCGGGCATTCCCGAGCTGAACTATCAATCGTGATAGAAGGGAGACGCCTCTTTGGCTTCTTCACAACATCATGGATTGTAGGTGCAGAAGCACCGTCACCAGATGGTGAAGGTAACACTTCCTTTGTTGGTGTTGCCACCACATCATCTTGTGATCGACTATCACTACCCTTGTTAATTCCAGAAATGGATGATACAGGGTTTGGTGAACCTTCACTTCTATGAAGTGTATGGGTAGCTGCCTTTGAAGCCTCCATCTTTTCTCTCATCAAGGGATCATCCCTGAGTCGAGATCTGATCTTGGCAGAAGGTGGTAAGTCAGAACGGTTTGACCTCTGATACTGCTTACGCAGTTCAATTGGATCAAATCCTCTGTAGTCGAAGAAGCTTCTCTCCGAAAAGAGAGGCTGACTATTGATATGGGTTGACTTATAATCAGTCGAGCCTATATCCGGTATGCCATCTAAGCTCATGCGTAGTGCATGGGATAGAGACATAATAGTTTGGGTATCACCACCAAAGGTATTACCATTGGCAGGATACTTTTCTTCAGGCCACATTGGAGATAAATCCAGAAGTCTGTCCTGACAAGTTGCCTTAAACATGTCAAACATCCGCCCCCAATATGGGGAACGTAGTTTCTTCAAGGAACTCCCTAAGTTGGCTAAAAAGTCAATTGGGTTCGATATTTCAGAACCTGAAGGGATCTTGTATGGTCTAAAACTTGCCACGCCGTGGTTTGTTTTAAACAACATGAATCCGGCAAACTCTGCCACTTCTCCTTCAAAGGATTTGGACCAAGAAATAGGGACACCCATGTCAACCATAAATGCCTTGTAGGTGTTGGATACTCTCTGATCTGAGAATATCACATCATCACCAAGGACATAATAGGTATGACCATTGGGGAACCTATCGAGATCTTGGGGCTTATAAAGCTTACCAAAGATCCGGGCCATTCGGATGTTATCATCCTTCAGGCTTTCCTGGGCATCATGCTCAGCCAAATTCGCGACCAAAAGGTTGCTTAGATGAAACAGTGGGAAAGAAGTATAGACACCCATGGGTTGTCCTGTACCATATTTGGTAAGGCCTCCCCAGGGAGCTATAAAATTCTTGTCACAAATTTCTCTCATGGCCTCAGCATAGTTACTCATACCGAGAAGTTCAAGCACACGCAAACTAAAGTCACGTGGGAACCTATCTGTAGCAGATGATAAATCTGTACAGTATAGTTCACCTCCAGATTGGAGATGCCTACATGCTCCTGCGACACCTTTCAACTGGTCTTTCTGACAAGACTGGTCAGGGAAATACTTCTCTGTTAGGTTTTGCAACGCATGATGCAATGGTTGCATCGATAATTGCACCCAAGCAGATGGCATACACACGACTCTAGCCTTGCAGCCCTGTTCTTGAAGACAGGTAATACGCCCTATGGGCTTATTTTCCCAATCAGGAATTAATTTCCTGAGTTGCTCCCGCATTTCCTTGCAGGGAGTAATATCATCAAGAGATGAGGGAACATAGGCAGTTGTCATTAAAGATAACGCCATAGATGCGTAGGGTTTTGATTCCCAACCTTTTCCAGGAACATAGTCCTTGAAATCCTTCGTCAGCTTTATAGGTGAATAATAGTATGAGGTCGGTATTAAACCGTCAGCATATCTACTATTCTTGGGAGGAATAAAGTCCTCACCCCTATGCCGCTGTGAATGACGGAAAAGGGCATCTGGAGCAAAGTTTACGGCGCGTTCAGCTAAACGAATAGCCGACTGCCGCTGTGTGTCTGTACAAACAGATTCTATAGCTGGCCTGGCCTTTCGGACCTGGCGCCTAGTAATTGTTTCCCCTGTTATGGTTAAACAGGTGTAGAAACGCATTACAGCCGCAAACCTCTTGAGTACAGACGGCCGCTGAGCTTTGACGTAACCAGTAACCGCGGGTCTAAAGGGACCTTTGGGAGTACCATCTCCTTTATGATAAGAAATGGAATTCTCCTGGTATAGTCTAATGGCACCCTCTTTGTCTCCATTACGGAGAAGGGTGGCAGCATTGTAAATAGCCTTTAAACGGTTATTAAGCCATTCTGGGCCATTTTTGCTTAGAAGTCTTTCAACTTCACGTTGATAACTCGAGGCAGATTTACCTAGAACAGTGCTTACAACAAGACAGCCTACATGGGTTTGTGAATTACTCACAATACTCATCTGGATCAACTCCTTTGTTTAGTTGGTCGAGAATTGTATTCCCGCGGCATGCTGTTCATAGCATGTCATGGTAAAT